ACTGATGAGCAAAATATTGCTTTGGTTTTTCATTATCTTCTTTATAATGTATTATACCAAACCCTTTTTTTTCATCAAACCATATGACTGTCCCGTTTAACTTTTTACCGTTCATAATTACTATATAAGTAATTAACCTTAACACATTTTAAAAACAATTTTTTTAAGTAAAAATTAATAATAATGAAAATTAAACAAAAACATCTAGCTATTATTAGGATGCTTAATTTATAACTATACCAAATATTTTTATAGAAAGAATATAAATATTTTATATCTATAAATATATGAAAAATATTTTTCGTCAAAAAATAGCTATGATATTAGTTATATTAGGTGCTTTAAATTGGGGATTAACTGCTTTAAACTTTAATGTTGTTAACTTTTTTAATGTTCAAATTAACAGACTACTTAATACTAATATACAACTTGATAAAGTAATATATTTAATTATTGCTATAGCCAGTTTCCAATTAATGAAAAGAGATGTCTTTTTACCATTCTTAGGACAAACTGTTATCCCACCATCAGTAATTCCTCTTAAAAAAAATAAATATCAAACTGATACTGTAAAAATTCATGTTAAACCTAATTCCAAAGTTATTTATTGGGCTACTAAAAAATTAGACAATAACAAAAATAGTGTTTGGAAAGCCTATGATGATTACTCAAATTCTGGTGTAGTAATGTCAGACAAAAATGGTGTTGCTATTTTAAAATTACAAAAAGGCAGTGGATATATTGTTCCTTGGGGAAATAAATATATACCTCCACATGTTCATTATAGAATTGAAGTTACCCCCGGGACATTAAGTAGAATAGAAACTATTTATTATTAAAATTATTATAAATATTTAATATAATAATATTTATAATGAATATTTATCAACATGTTAAGAAATACATGAATTTATTTGATTACATTGAAGAATATAACTTTAAGAATATAAAGGTTATTGATGATACAGACGCTTGGATTAAAAATCCCGACTATAACTTTATTTATAATAAATTATGGATAGCACAAAGTCAAGGGATTTCTTGTGGTCCTATGAATGTTTATCCCACTAAGTATCCTATTGGTTTTAAACCAATTATTAATTTATATGGAATGAGTAGAGGATTTAAAATAATTACGGATGAAAAAGAATATGATGAAAATATAAAAGATGGATTTTTTTGGGAAGAATATTTAAAAGGGGACCATTATTGTGTTGATTTAATTATAGTAAAAGGAAAAGTTAAATTTTTTTCAGCTTTAAGATCAATACCATCAGATAATGGAAGTTTTGAATACCATGAGTCAATTCCAGAATATGAACTACCAGAACATATCACTTTTTGGATATCCGAACATTTAGAAGAATATACAGGACCAATTAATATAGAATTAATTAATGGATTAATAATTGAAGCACATTTGAGACTTAATGGCGATTTTCAATTATATAATAAAGAATTTGTTTCTAGTTTAGATAATTTATATGAAACAGGAAGTTGGGATTTATTAAACTTTAAAATAGAAAAAAAATATTTAATTCCTATTTTTGTAGAAAAAAATATATCTAAAAATAAATTAAATATAATAGAAAAAATTATATTTTTAGCTAGTAAAAAATTTAAATTAAATAACCTGTTAGTTGATAATATTAATTCTCAAACACAATCTGAATATTTATCAAGAGCGTTTATGATTGATATTAGTAATATCATAGATGGATTTTATATCAAAAAAAAAATATTTCTTAACCAACATAATATATAATGGGTTGCAGTGATCCTAAAAAAAAGAAAACATGTAATGATAACTGTACTGACACTAACAAAGAATGTAAAACTGTCGGTAAAGATTGTAAATGTATTCCTAAAGAAACATCAAAATCTAATAAAAAATATAAAATCATATATCAAAAATATCTAGATGATAACAAGAATAAATATATAAATACTGGTGGTGCTTCAATAGTAGATTTAAGCGAATGGACTAATCAACAAAAAGATGGTCCGGTTGCATATTATCCTACAATTGTAGAAAAATATGGAGAACCAGATATTATTATTAATAAAGCAGGTGGTGTTTGTATTTGGTACATTAAAAATAAGGATGAAGATCCACATGAAGAAATTTTATTAAGAGATGAATATGTTGCACATAGTAAGCCAAAAAATCATCACGATTTTCTTTATTCATATGTTATAATTCATATTCCGAGTGAAGTATTGTGTCAAATTTTATCAACATCTGGTTCGGTAAATTATGATCCGTTGAAACGTACACTTTTTGCTAGATGCGGTAGCTTTAACGCAAACTTTGCAACTATTAGAACTGTTTTTGAAAAAATGAATGATATAGATACTGATTATAATACAAATATTGTCAACGCACTTGGAAAAAATAAAGAAACAGAATTGATATCAAATGAGTCTTATGTTAAAAGAGAAGTAGCTAAAAATCAAAAAATGTATAGTAAAGAATTAAAAAAAGATTTCTATTCATTTTAAAAAACTTGTACATCTAATCTTAAAGCATTGTATTAATATCCCTATTTTTTCATAATAATTTATCTTTATATTTATAATAATGAATTATTATGAAAAATACATTAAATATAAATATAAATATAATAATTTAAAAAATAGAATCAATCAACATGGAGGTAATTATGACTCACTTTGGATAAGGGAAAATTTCTTTTCTAAAAAAGAGTTTGAAGATATTGTCAAATACTGTCACCCGTTAAAATTGAAAAATGACCCAAGAAGTTCTAATAGAAATAGTTTATGTTTGAATCCAAATAAACATAAGACAATATATGATTATATTTACCAAAATAAAAAATTTAGAAAATTAATTGATTCTATCAAGAATGATAATCTTAAACCTAAATATGACCCCTCATATCCAATAGAATATCGTAAATACTTCACTGGTTCTGATGGAATGGGTTGGCATATAGATACTTCGTTATTTGACCCAGACTGTTTTGAAATTGTGTTAACTTTAACCAATACATCGGATAGTAAATTTGAATGGAAAGATAATGGTAAAACTAACAGTTTAGAACCCAACCCTAATACTCTAGTAGTAGTTAGACCACAAAGTGTTCCACATAGTGTAACTCCAATCAATGTAGGAGAAAGAACTATCTTAAAATTTATTATAGAATTTACATATCCAGGAGAAACTGATAATATAAAAAAATATAATTTTTCTGACGAAATAGAAAAGTGTCCATTTTAATTTCTTAGTTGATATATATGATCAAAAATATTGATTATTTTGAAAAATACTATAAATATAAAAATAAATATAATATGTTAAAAAATCAATATTCAGGTGCACATGTAAGTTCTGATATTGATTATCTTGATGAACTTTCATTCAATACACAATTATTAGTAACAACAGATAGATTTATGAAGCTAGAATGGAATAATTACCAACAATTTGAAGATTTAGTTAACAGTTTTGGTGTTGAAATTATTAACATAAAAGATGTTGTAGAATGGGGTCAAGATTTTATATCAAAAATTAAATTGTCTGATGGTCATAAACAAATTTTTATTCACTCTCGGTACTTTACTGAAGAAGCGCAAACACAAATGACTGATGTTTTACCAAATATAACATTTAAAAAAATAGGTGATATTCCAGAAAATACTAATATATATAATTTAGGAAAAGGTGGAAATTTTATCTCTCTACCAAACAAAATAAATGGGAGGAAAGCTATTACTTTGAAACAAGAAGCAGAATTATCTCAACCTTTTTGTAAATTGGGCACTTTATTATGTTTAAAAATATATTTACCTGGTTTTAATATTGATGATCACTACGACGGTGATGTCTTTCATCTTGATGAAATATTAACATTAATACCTACAGGCCCAGGCGTTGAAGATTATAATGTTTGGTTTTACAATCCAATCTGTTCAGAAGATGAAGAATATAATAGAGCACTACAAGATATTTTTTTGTATAATTACACTAAATTACAAGAACTTTTTCCTATAGAAAGAATAAAGCTATTTAATCTACACTTTACTCGCGACGGTAAATTAAAATTTCCACCAATATTTAACAGAGTATTACTAAGAAGAGGAAAGATGTTTAGAATTATTTTTCCTGATCAAATAATTCTAGAATTAAAACAACAGGTTATTGATGAAATGGAAAATGTAATTCAAACATATCCACATATTGAGTACTATTTTATCAACACTGACCAATTACATATGGAACAAGGAAATATTCATTGTGGTTTTAAAAGTATACCAAATATTTAAAATTGAATAATTATTTGGATAAAGATTATTATGTTGTTGGATTCTTGTACTATTCGTACCTAAGCATAATATATGAGAGGACTGTAAAGAATATATATAGTCCAATGCGATTATTAGGATGTTTATGTATAATATATGTTTTGTGGGTTTTCCAATATGTATCTATATATTGTTTAATAGGTCCAGTTTGATTTTTAATAATTTTACCATTTAATGTTTTTACATGTCTTTAGGGTCTATTTGTAATCAATGATGATATTATATTCTAATATTTACATTTCTATTTTATAATTTTCACAATACGTTTTATTAAACATACTATTAAGACGACGTGTACAATCAACTAAATAATTACATTTTCTCGATTCTAAATTATCAATACATTATTTTCTTTAAGAACATAGGAAAAATCTATTTTTAAAAATTATTATAAAGAATTATAGTTTATTATCTATAATGAGCGATAACGAACAAAAACAAGTAAATATTGAAGATATGAATGCACAACAAAGTTTAGAAGCTTTATGGACACTAATGAATAAAGCGGCTACTAAAGGGAGTTTTAATATTGATGAATCATATGTTTTAAAAATTCTATTTTCAAAAGTATCAAAACATATTGTAAATACATCTCAATCAACACAACATATTGTAGATTCTACCGAACCAAAAAAACACATTCTGAGCGGAGTATTTAATAAAGAAGTTTAAGGTTTATAAAAAACAAAAGGACCATATGTTGATATTTGATTTCTAATATATGTACTATCACCATCACTTAGTTTACTTCTATATGGAATATTATATGCATATTGTAGAAGATCATCTTTCTGTCTGAATAAAACATATTTATAGTTTGTTTTATTTATTCTTCTTCCAAAAACAAAGAATTGCTTTTTAGTATGTTGATTTAGCATAATTCCTCTAAAAGAGTAGTCAATAATAAAAGATAATGGAACATTTTTATTGTAATAAAAAGGATGTCTAAAATAATATCCTCTATTCCAATATTGGTTTTTTAATTTAACAAATTTATTTCTAAACATGACATATCTTCTGGTATCTAATCCTGTATTAAAATCAAGTAACGGATATTTGATTGTATTATATTTAAAGTAACCAATATGTTTTAATCTAGAGGTTGGAGTACATCTTGGATGATAATTTCCATATATGGTGGTACATCTTTTATCAAATGGTTCTTTAATATTTTTCTTAACAGAATCTCCTAAATCAGTAAAAGTTTCTTGATTTTTTCTTTTAACCAAATAAAAAAATAATATTATAATTATGACAATGTAAGTATAATTCATATAACATTATTGAGAAAAAAATTATATATTTTTACAAATATCAGGTATTATCTTAATATTATCAGAATAATTACTAGAATCAAATTCAATAGTAATATTTATTTTAGTAATACTCACTAATACTTTTTTACGTTGTACTTTAATAAAACCAAAATTTTCTTTATTTTTAATTATGTTTATAATACTATTTGTTGTTTCATCTAATTCTAAATTTATATCTTCAATAGTTTGAAAAACATCAAATAGAGTACTTAATATTGGAAGTATTTTAGGGTCATCTTTAAATTTAGATAGCATATCAACATATGGAACATGGTACTCTATAGTTTTAGAAACAGTTTTATTCATTGTTGACTTTACCTTATCAATAATAGATTGAGCACTATTATTAATTTCGTATTGATAGTCACGTAAATGATTATAAAATAGGTCAAGTGACGAACGAATACTGTTACTTAATAAATAATAATTATCACGTAACTTATAATTTTTTTGAATGATGCAATCAAATTCATTTAGATTCTCATTAATGTCATTGACAACCCATGGAAAATGTTTACTTTCATTTAAATATTCTGCTAATTTTCTAATTATCTGAACTGCTAAATCTAATTTAATAATATCATCTCCTAGATTTGAAATTATTGTTATCATATATGTTTCTCCATTATGATTAAAAGTATGAATATCTAAATCTTTTCTATTTTGAACTACTGAATTCCAAGAAACAAAAACACCAAATCTAATATGATTTGTTTTCATATCAAATTCCATTTTTTCCACCTCATCTTTATTAATTCTAGAAGTATAGTTTTTACTTTCTAACATAATAATCTTTTTATCTGGTAAATGCAACCATGCATCACCACTATGTGGAGTTTTTGCTTTATTCTCAAATAGTATATCTCCATACCTCTTCTTGAAAATGTCTTCAAGCATGTTTTCACCAACTTCTCCTTTTTTGCTAGAATTATTACTAATTCCAGTTAATTTTTGAATTAATTGTAACAAATCGTCCAATCTAGAATCAGACCCAAAACCAGACGATGATTTTATTTCTTCAATACTATTCAATATAGTATAATATTCTAACTGTTTATTGTTAGCATTAACATTTGGAAAATGAATGTTATATCCTGTATTAAAAATATCTTTAATTTTTTTGTCTCTATCCTTTTTATAAAGTTTAAAAATTTCTGGATAATCATCTTCCTCGATTGTTATTGTGAGTACCATATTGTCATTTAATAGATATAAACTATATTTATTAAAAATCAATTTTTTCACTTTAAATTATAATCTAACATAAATATATATGGAAAGTAATTATCCAAAATATTTAAAATATAAAAAAAAATATTTAGAATTAAAATCTATTTCAGCTAGACAATACGGCGGGAGGCAACCAAACCCCATTATTAGTAGAGAAATTGACTCAAATAATGGTATAAAAAGAGTATCACCCATGACAAGATATGAACCAGAAGAATATACTAGTATAAGAGGAATGAAAGTACCTATAATTAAAGAACCACCTAGTAAAAATATTAATGTTAAAAAAGATATTTTATCAGAAACAAGTAATGATGTAGGATTATTTTCACCTACTAGTACTGAAGCTCCAACTGTAAGA